CCGTAAAATACGCCGACCCTGGCTATCAGAAGGATGGAAAATCCCGCTATCCGATCGACACAAAGGAACATGCGAAAGCGGCTTGGTCATACTTAAATATGCCTCACAACGAGGCTAAATACTCCGCCGAAGACCTGAAGAAAGTCAAAACCACCATCAAGAACGCCTGCGAACATTTTGGCGTGAAGTTGGACGCCGACAAACGCTCGGCACCTGAGCGCCAAGTTGACTCAAAGAAATTACCGAACGATAACATAATCGAGAAAAACAACAATTTACCGACAACTAATATGAGCGACACCGCAACCGTAACACCCGAACAGGAAAAAGTGATCCGCGCCAAGTTGGATCCTGAGATCCGAGCGGCCGCACGAACTGATTTCGAGGCCGCGCAGAAGGCGACCGGCGAAAAGGTTGAGGCTGGCCGCAAGGAAATCCGCGCCTTGGCCGAGCAATTCGTCAAGGATAGCGGAATGAACTGGGCCGGCAAGCCCGGCGAAGTTGTTGTTGTCGGCGCCGAGGTGCGCGGCAAAGCGATCTCGGTACTCGAAGCCATTGATAAAGGCGGCGACATTGGCGAACTCACCCGTAATTTCAAAACCGACTGCGGCGAACTAATTCGCAACAGCCGCGCTCCAAAGAACCAGGAACAAGCCGCCGAAATGGACCTTGAAGTGGCGGCCCGATGCTCCCTGAAACGCTGTTACCATGAGGCGGCTACCGAAGCTGGGAAAGGTAACCGCGTCGGTGTGTTCATGCTGAACAACGGCGCCGAGCATGAAGCGCATGTGGAATTGCGCAAGCGCATGAACGAATTCCCTGGCGGCATGGCAGCGCATGAGACAAACGGTATCTGTCTGCCGAGCAATATGCCGGCCTACGACATTGGCCGCCGGTTCAGCACCCGCCAATTGCGCCGCATGACACGCGACTCGCTCGCTGGTGACTTTCCGTCTGCTGGTGCATTGATCGCTCCGCAGTACAAATTTCCGACCATTGAGTTGCTGCGCAACAAGATGGCTCTCGGCCGCGCTGGTATCACCATCTTGTCTGGTGTAATCGGTAACTTGGTGCTTCCTCGCCAGACATCGGCTACTACAGTCCAATCTCTGGCTGAAGGTGCTGTATTGGCTGAGTACGACCAGACTTTCGACCAGATTAATCTGCGCCCGCACCGCATCGGTTCCGTGCAGAAGTATTCCCGCCTGGCACTATTACAGACCACGGAAGATTTTGAAGCCTTGGTGATGAACGATCACATGCAGCAGAATGCGCTGTACGCTGATTCGATGGTTCTAACTGGATCCGGTGCCGGTGATCAACCGCTCGGCATCTTGAACCAGATTGGTATCGGGACCGTCACTTTCGGCGGTGTCGCCAGCACGGCGTACAATAAGCTTGTCACGATGGAAACCCAGATCCGTAAGGGGAACATTGACGAGGAACCCAGCTTTATCACCAGTTCGGTTGGCCGCGGTTCGCTGCGCATCACGCCGGCTACGCTCACTGGTTCGACGGTGGTTTCCGGCCAAAGCACCGCTTTGTGGGTTGGCGAAGATGTTATCGGCCGCGATGCCGTGGACAGCCAACAGGTTCCCGGCGACGTAATTCTCGCCCTTGTCGGTCGCCATGTTGTTATGGCCCAGTGGGGCGGATGGCAAGTTGTGCTTGATACACTCACTCAAGCCGACCAGGACAAGATCAAGTTGTCGGTCAACACCTATATCGACTGCGCTCTGCGTCACCCGGTGGCCATCAGCCGAAGCACGGACTCGATCGCGTCACTTACTTAATCCTGAACCTTAACAAACGAAAACTATTTAAAATAAACAGTATGAAAATCAAAAATATCATCGCGGTAGGTCTGGCTGTCTTCGGCATCGCGCTTGGTGCGCAGGCGCAGCAAGGAAATGACACGTTCTACCCTGTTCGGACATACCCGTTGCTGCCTAATTTCTTCAACCAGAGCACTGTTCTGGCTGTGGGTACGGGCTATACGAACGGCGTCACCGACAAAGTTAATCTCGTCGGCCGATCTGTGATCGACTTCTGTTTGATCACCAACCCGATCAGCACTGGTACGGTAACTATCGCTCCTTTGACATCGGTCGATGGCACCAACTGGACCATTGTTCAAAACTTTGCTTTTGCTCCAAACGGAACGTATAACGTCACGAATTATACTTTCGGTTCTGCTGGTTATCTGCATGTTTGCACCAACACGGTGGTTAATCCTGGTATCCTTACGACTCCGACGCCGTACACCTCGCTTTTTGCGGCCATTCCGTACTTTAATCCGGTTTTGTTCACCAACACCGCTGCGGTTACGGTCAGCAATGCTGGATGGTATAAGCTGGTGTTTAATGTTAGCGATGTGAATCGGTACGTCGCCTTGCAGACTATCACATCGGCCACCAGCGGCACCAACTTCCAGGCTACCGCCACTCTGACTGGTACGGCATACAGCGGAGGTCAGTACTAAGTTGACTGTTAATCCACGGTAAACCAAAACATCACATCCACATGAAACTTGTTGCAGCCACAGATATATACAATTCAAAACCATATAATATCAAAATCAGTCAGTTCTTGTCTGACGGTAAGACACCGGACCCTCTGTTCCAGCGAGGAAATCACATTCACAAGGCTTGCCGGTTCACAATCGGTTCGACCAACAACCCGAAGGAACTATCAAAGGATGAACTGTTCCAGGTCGGAACGCTTATCAAATATGGCCTGGCCGTGGTTGATTGCACTGAGGCCGTCGAAAAGGGCGTAATCGCCAAGATTGATGCTGAGGCGGCGGCGGAACTTGAACTGCGCAAGAAACAATCGGCCAAACAGTTGTCGGCCGAGGAACTGATTGCTTCCGCTGTGGCGTCGGCTGTCACGAAGGCAATGGTTGAGTTCCAGGCAGCCAGTAAAAAGTAATTTTAGTTGAGTTAGGGTTACCCGCCGCAGCTAGCCCAAGCTGCGGCGGTTTTATTTAAACTATGAGCGACCATAATCTGACGTGTCGTCTGGATACCAGCAATTTGTGGAAGGCGCAGACCATCTTCCTGCGTTACGGCAACACCGTGCCAGCCTACGCGGTGAACCGGACGGCTCTGTTCTGCATCCAGGCGGCGCAGGATGCTACTCCAGTTACATCTCAGAGTCGGATTGATATGGATATGCAGATTCAAATGACGCCAATCGTCAGTTTTGGAAGCAAGGGTAAAACACAGATGACTAACACTGTGGAAAAGACCCGGGCCATGATGATTGTTGTTTCCAGAATGCACCCAAATTCAAAGTACAGCCTGCAGACTGGCAACCGGTGGCCTGTACCGTTTCCTGACGTTGTCGGGTACACACTGGCTGGTGCCAAGATTGGTCCTAAAGCACCGACACCATTGGAACGGATGGCGAACCAGATGAACTTCTGGAATTACGTTGAGCAGGTGGCAGAGCGGATGGTTAGCGCGCGACATTCATCTGTGGCGTTCCTAAAGGCATCTTGGACGGCGATCATCGAGCAATTGCTGCCGAATGTGCCGCCTAAATATCGGCGAGGTTTCGGATCAGTCGATCGAGGAACATTCTCAAAGACTTTGCTGACTAGCGAGGTAACGCCGGCCAGGACGAATCAGCCGATACCGATATGCATCGTGTCTAATACCATCGGTGTGAACGGATCAACTGATGCACTTGAGGATAAATACAACGAGGCGGCGCATCGGATACTTGGCCCGCTATTGAAATCGGCGATTGACCGTGAATATCAATCCAAGATGGAATATGCGGCCGCGCAAGGCTGGCGGGACGAAGCTGGTAACATTATCCAATGCGGATGGATCGTAAAGTGATTGTTCCACATGGAACAAATTGACAAAACCCTATTTCTGACATGGCATTTTTTGTAAATTTCCCGTCAAAGTTCGAGCGTGCGTTACGGTCGCTACTGATCAATCAAGGAAAGGCGACTTGGGAAGACTGTCTTATTTCCAACGATTTCAGGGATATACCTTTGCCATGCCGAAAAATTTTGGTCAGCCAATTCAGGCCAGATCGACCATATCGCCCTGAAGGGGTGGTTTATTGCGAGATTCAGCATCGCTTCCAAGCCGTGAATGATCAAGGCACACCAGTGACACAGAACCGGATCTTGCTGGACAATTATCTTGGGGACACATTTGACACTTTGAACCTTGGTGGAGCGATCAATGCGACCGACATGGCCCCGCTAGCGGATGCGATCACGGATGCAGGTCGCTGGCTGGCGACGAATAACCCGAATGGGAACAGTGCCCGGGAGCAACAGATTGTAAATGATAACCAGGATATGCTGATTTTCAGGTGCGACTGGGTGAAGTTCCTGAATCCGGTTCAGACACGTGGCCAAGCTGAGCATGATTCAACGGTATGGGGTGAAGTTATACACATCGCCGCGCATGTGAGCCATGCAACAATTTCAAACTAAAATATGAGCACACCAACAGAAGATATCAACGCCAAGGTGCCGAGACCGGTGGACGTAAAGAGCCCGATACGATTCTCAATCTCCGGCAAGCAGCATCTTATACCAAACCTTCAAGCGATCATTGAATCCGATGCCACGGTGGCGCCGGAGTATAAGACTGTGATTCTGTCTGAACTGTCGCGCCAAAAGAGTAATGCCGCCCAGGTGGATTTACATGTGGTTGATCATAATGATGGAGGCACATCGGTGGCGATCCATATCAAGCCGGTTAATCTTGGTTGACACGGACAATTTTGTGGTATGAAAAAAAACCTATTTCTCGTCGGGCTTGGTGCTATTGCGCTTCTGATTGCCATATTGGTAACACATGCTACGCCTACGATTGTTGCGGGTTCTCCTGCGGTGGTTAATAATACCAGTTCAAATTTTCCGGCGATCACGGCGTTCCAGTATAATCCAGCACTTCAACAATGGTCCCTAACGCACAATTCGCTGAATGCGACAAGTGATATCAAGGTGAACATTTTCCTTACGCTTCCTGGCTCCGGTGGTGCTGGAAGCAATCTGGTGTATGTCTGGTACATGGCAAGCACAAACGCGACCACTGAATACCTTTATCAAGGTGCGATTTTAGCCACGAATAGCGTATTTCCGCAGGTGGTCACAACCAATTCGCAATCCTTTTATATGGGCTACGGAACCTAATTTTTTTATGCCTGGACCTTCAACATTAAACATTCAAGAGCAACAGGTAGGTGCAATTGCCTATTTGTACGGTATCACGAACAACGGGACGCCGGTATCGATCACCGGGCTGGACTCGTTTGAGTTTGATTCGGATGACGTGACAGTGACTTGGGACGAGAAAGCGAACAAGGACACGACTGGCAACATTCAGAACTATACCCAGACGAATTTCCGTTGGGAACGGTCGATGAAGATTTTCCCGTCTGGCGCAACCCGGACAATAGCGGCCAATGTGGCGCACGAAGCTTTGGCAGCCGGCGGTGCTGCGATCATAAATCTGTACGTGCTTGTCGTCGCGAACTACAAGGTGAACGAATTCAACGGCAGTTGGAGAATCAAGCCAGGAACTAAGTGCAACCTGAAAATGGATGACAATGCCTCGATTGATTTCAGTATGGAGAAGTTTGTCAACAACGCCCAGAATCTCGCGCTGACCGGTATTCCGATCCCTAGTTAATTTTAACAGGCTCTGGAGCGGCGGCTGGGAAACCGGTCGCCGCTTTTGACTTTTCAACTTTGTTGCCATGCATGAACTTATTTTCTGCCAGTCTTTCCAGCCGCCGGAGGTGACCGTGCTTGGATTGAAGCTGCATAATTACACAATAGGTCATGAGATCGCGCTTATCCGACAAGGCAACCCGTTGGTGACGTACAGTGAAAAATCGTTTGATGAATTGCCGAAGGATGCCAAGAGACTGGCTTTAGTGATGGCTGTAAATGTGTGTTGCAAGAAGAACCGGGTATCTCAGTGGTTGATGGGGATACGTTCTCACAGCGTACCGTTGAATGGTACGATAGCAACTATTCGGGAATACCTAACAGTTGGATCACAGGATTTGCCGACGACACGGATGCCTCGGCAGCAGGGGGTGCCATTCCATTACTTTGGTGGGCCTGAACTCGCCCGGCTGCTGAATTATGTCACGGCGACCCATTGGAAGATGATTGACGCGCATTTTGGCGGGTCACCGCTGAATTTCCCGTTTGGGCTGGCAAAAATGCTGTATTCTGCTCACCTCGAGAGCGAAGGAAGCATCTGGATCGTGAATGAGAAGGATGAGTGGCGTAAACAGCCGAAGAAAGATGGTACACCAGAATCTACGGCGCCGGCCAAGATTTCGATCGGTGACGAGGCTGTGAAAGACTTCCAAGCTGCAGTGGCTGCGGCCAACCGAAAGAACTGATTCGATGCCAAACGCCATTACAGCGATATTTGGTGCCAATTCGGCACAGTACCAGGCGGAACTTGCGAGGATGGTAACAATGGCCACCGTGGCAGGCAGGAGAATGTCTTCTCTGAGCGGCGGCCACATGTCTGGATCTGGTGGGATTGTCAGGGAAACTGCCGTTATTGGTCGTGAAATTGCAATGGGGCGAGGGATGGGGAGAATTTTGGGGTCTTTAACGCTGCTCACCCAGTATATAAATTCAGCAACCAGTGGCGTGAAGCAAAGTAAATCTGCTATCCGAGAGGCTGCAGATGCCTATCAACAAGCTGCTTCACAGGCCGGTGCAATGGCTGCTGCGGCAATGAAAAAAGCGGAGGCATCCGCCGCCGCCGCAAAAATTCAAACCGAGTCCAGTGGTGAATATATCCGGACGCTGATAGACGAGAAGAAAGCGAATGTTGCCGCCGCCCAAGCTGCATCGGATAATGCGAAAGCTACTGCCGCCGCTGCTGAGGTGAAAGCAGCCGCTGCAAAGGCGCAATTCAATTCTTCTTATTCACAAGCTCAATCACCTGGTGGATTAACGATTGCTTCGATGGAAAAAATGCAGGCTGATCGGGCCGAGATGAAGACCGCTCAGGCCGCTGCGGAAGCTGACAGCCAACAGGCGAAAGCTGCGTTCGAAGCCGCAGCAGCATATCAGGTAAAAGCTGAGGCTGAACTAAAAGATGCGATTACAGCAGAGCAGAACGCGACAGCAACAATGGATACTGCCACAGCCGATGTTCAAGCAGCTCAAGCGGCTCAAGCAAATGCTGTGGCTCTGAATGCAAAGGCTGTATCCGCCGCCGCCGCCGCTGACCAGGA